GCATTACCTTATCTAATCCACCAGAAAGCACACCGTCTGCAATTTTTAACCTTTCATCTGATGAGAAGCTGAGTATCCCGCTTGAACAAGTAACTGTACCTGTTCCAAGGGAGTAAGCCCCTACATTTCCCCCTGTGGTGACATATAAATCGTTTCTAACTCCATTACTTGACACTGCAAATAAATTTGAGGAACTGCTCAGCCCCACCAACAGGCTGCCGCTGGAGTCTATGCGCATAGCTTCGCTTGACGCTGCATAGTTGTACCAACGGAAACTGTTATCCGTATTCATCCCCATCTGCCACTTATAAGTGGTGTTCTGTAAGAAGTTTACAAAAGCACCCTCTGCACCAGAGTCACTTGCCCCAGCTTGCAAAGTTAAACTTGCGTTGTCAGTTGGGGCTTTAATTAGGAAGTCAGCAGAGTTAGCGCCTGTCTGTGTGATGTTACCGCTGGCATCAATGCGCATGCGTTCTGTTGAAGCACCATAGGTAAACACTAAAGCATCTGTAGATGCAGGAACTCCAATACGGTAATTAGTAACAGCGGTCTGAGCAAAGTTTATCTCTGACTTTGTACCACTAGGTGTTTGCAGATGAAGGGTGGTGTCTGGGCTTGAAGTACCAATACCCACGTTTCCGCTGGCATCTATTCGCATGCGTTCTGTGTTGCTAGTTTTGAAAATCAGGTTACCTGCCCCAACAACATTGAGCGTAGCCGAAGGTGAAGTTGCGGAAGCATGACCTACCGTAAACTTGTCACCACCCCCACTATCAAACTCAATGCCGCCGATAATTGAGGAGTAATCGCCTTTAATTGATGCTCTGAAGGTAGATGTGGGGCTGCTAGTACCAATACCCACATTCTCAGAGCTATCAATAGTTATTGCAGTAGTAGTGGAGTTATCCACAATGCCTGTGCTCAGTAAACCTCTGCTTACTTTAGTTAAAGCCATTAGTTGTTCTCCTTAAATTGCTGAGATGATAAAGGCAAGAAGTTCGCTGTAGCGGATACCTAAGCGTGTGCGCTCAGTTGCTCCTTCTGGTGCTTCTTCTGCTGTATCATAAGTATCTGTGCGTGTGTAAGCATCTACTGCTTCTATGGCTTCAGTATCTTCAGTTGCTTCTACTGCTTCTACAGCAGCTACTTCTGTTTGAGTCTCCCACCATGTGTTACTCATAAACATTGCATAGCGTCCAGCGTCTAATCCTTCTGCTTCAAAGGCAGCTTGTAAGTCTTGTGCAATGATTCCAAAGTGAATACGAGCTTCGTCACCTTTAGCTTCTACTGCATCTATCCATCTAAACTTCCGTAGTAGACCTTTACAAGCAACAGCGACACGTTGCTCTGCGTCTGTGAGTTCTGCAATGTCTTGCTTTAGGTTTCCGTCTGAACCTGCTGTAACGCCGTTAGTAACAAAAGCATCATTAAATCTGTAATTGCTTGCGCCCAAATCAACAGTATTATCAGAAAGAGTAGGCGTGTTATTTGTAGGTAGGATCACTCCACTACCAAAATAAAGACCAGCGCCGCCAGAGCCAGTGCCATTTATGGCAAACCGAATGCCATAAGGTGAAATGTTGCCCACCCCGCCAATACCCACGTTGCCATTTTCTTGCACCCTAAATAACTCAGTGCCACCAGAGGTGGAACTACGGTCTTTAGCTATTACAAAATCTTCGCCAGTAGCGCCATTATCTGAATCAATGTTGATAAACAGACTAGCAGGGACGTTGATAACGCCGTTGTGACTTCCGTTGTCGTCTAACTCCAAAACACCATTTGTTGAGACAAGTTTTGTTGCAGTGGCTGTGCCAGTAACCGTCAAAGCACCCGGCGTAGTCAAATCACCAGACAACTTAGCGGACGTAACACTAGCATCAGCAGGTACATTAACAGCAGTAGGCTGTATGGTCATAGCTTCTACAGCAGAACCATTAGGAGGTGCAGTAGAGAATGTTAATGTAGTACCAGAGACACTATAGGTATCTTTGTTCTGATAAACACCGTCTATGTATACTTGAGTATTATTCTCATTTAGGGGATCATTGCTTAATGTGAGCGTAGTATCTGAACCATCACCTGTCATTGTGTCACTGACTAGGTTAGATCCACCACCGCCACCAATGGCTCCCCAAGCGTCTGTATAACCTTCAAACTGCTCTAGTGTGCTATTGTATCTAAAGTAACCAGCAGAGCCTGTAGGACGCTGTGCAGTAGTACCTGTAGGCATGTGGACAGCATCTGTGGCTGTACCAATGTCTAAGGTTACATCAGGAGAAGCATTAAGAATACCTACACGGTTATTAGTAGAATCTACCTTTAATGTATTAGTGTCTACAGTGACATCACCAGTAACTGTAAGAGCACCTAGAGTGCCTACACTTGTAATGTTAGTCTGTGCAGCAGTAAGTACAGAGCCTGTTAAGTTACCAGCTACGTTACCTGTGACATCACCAGTTAAATCACCAGTGACATTCCCTGTAACATTACCAGTTACATTGCCTGTAAGGTTGCCTGTCACATTACCTGTAAGTGGAGCATTAACAGCAGCAAACGTAGGGCTGTCACCTGTAGCTACACCTTGGTTCAACGCTTTAACAGCAGTGATATTAGTAAGCTCACTGTCCATCAAGGCACCAGCAGCAGTTACATTAGTTGTATCTGTAACATCTGCACTAGCCTCTATGCCATCTAGCTTAGATTCATCAGCATCAGTAAAGGCATTAGTGTTTGCATTGGACTCATAGGCAGTCTTAATCTCAGCAGCAGTCTGGTCAGCAGTAGCACCTGACTCTATACCATCTAGCTTAGTGCCGTCTACAGCTACGTCACGTCCGTCTATGGTGCTGTTAGTAGTCAAGGCACCAGATATAACAGGTGTAGTCAAAGTCTTGTTAGAGAGCGTCTGTGTGCCTGTGAGCGTAGTTACAGTACTATCAATGGCTAAAGTAACACCAGTACCAGAGGCAGTAGAGTCAATACCTGTGCCACCTAAGATACCTAAAGACTCAGAGTCCAAGTCAATGTCAATACTATTGGTGCCATCAGTTACATCAAGATCCTGTGCAGTAACCTGTGAGTCTACATAGGCTTTAACAGACTGCTGTGTAGGTATAAGCACAGCACTGTCTGAGGACATGTTGTCTTCATCTACCCAGCCTGTGACACCAATGGTGCCATCGGATAGTGTTTCAAATACAGTAGTACCTGTAAGTGCAGCATTGTTTGCATTTGCTTTAGTGGCTGATGCAGTAGCAATGTTATTGAACTCTGTGTCAATCTCTGCGCCTTTAACAATCTTAGCAGCATTACCTGAAGGTAGGGAATCCTTAGCTGCAAAGTTTGTAGTCTTTGTATAATTACTCATTAAATTAGTCTACCTATAATAGCTTCTGTGTTTAGTTCTTGGATTGAGAATGCTTTACCATCTATAGTAGCATCTATACCAATAGTAACTACTTTACCTGAGCCTGTTGTTTTTAACCTCTGGATACCTACAATGATACCAGAGCTATATTCTGATGTTGCTACGTTGTACTCAGATATACCGTACTCTGAGATAAATGTAGTGTCTACTTCAAACAGTTGCTTGTTGTAGCTTTGTGTATAGTCATAACCCCAGTTAGCAACTACTGAGCTACCAGAGCCACCTATGATTGTTAAGTTAATCTCCTTTAGCATCTTAACCCTAGATGGGTCATCAAATGCCAAGGGCTGTGTGTAGTACTTCATAGTGTACACACCAGCAGTGTCTGTGTATCCTTCGTACTCTGCTATACCAGTCTTAACACCTAAGTACAAGGTGCCATCACTTTCTGCTCTAGAGGCACATAGGATACCAGTGAAAGGCCATGTAGTTACACGGTTGCTTCCGTCCTCTAGCTTACCTCGCATATCAAAAGCATAGACAAGGTTATTGTTTGGCATGATTAGCAGGTATAGTGCATTTTCTGCACTGTAGACAGACTTAACATTACCTGTTTCAAGTAACTCATTACTTACTACTTCATCTCTGACATTCTTAGATACACTGCCTATAGGATTAGACTTTTCTTGTATTAGTCTACCTAAGCTCATTACACCTGTGTGTGATAAGAACACTAGGTCTGATCCTGTAGACTGTACAGTGTCTCTAGCAATGCAGCCTATGTTTGTTATACTGTCCTGTAGTGTCATAGTAGAAGGAGATGAAGCACCTGAGTACAGTAGGATGCTACGCTTACCAAAAATAACTAGAAAGTCATTGAACTCAGCTAAGGCAGTTACTTCATCAAAACCTGTAGGCCAGACAGTAGTTAAGTCTAGTGAGCCTGATGAGCCACCATGCCAGTTATCTCCTTCAAGTAAGTTAGACCAATAAACAGTATAATTATTATTGACAACATCCGCTGCCCAGAGTCTACCAAAGGAAGCTAGAACTTCATTAGCTGCTGGTGATGCGGTGCCGCCGTCAACTACTTCTATAAGAGTAGTGCTACCTGCAACACTTACTAAAGCTGCATGTCCAGATTGGAAGAAGTAAATGTCATTGTTAAAGCTGACTATCTTCCAGTTGTTTGCTGTAATAGAGTAACCTACAGGAAGTGTCACTGCTGCTAGGGTAGTAGTACCTGTAAATATATTATTGTTACCAGTAGAGAATACAATTAGAGTGCCATCTCTTTTAGTGTACTCAAAAATCTGCTCTATGCCATCACTAGTACCTAAAGGAGTAGCACTTGTAGTGACTACCTTTACACCTTTCCTAGATCCTATGCGTCCAAAGCTGTCAATGACTGCATTCTCTGCTATAGAAGCAAAGGACGCATCTTGACCTACAGGAGCATCTTGAGTATTAAGACCTCTAAAGCCCGGAGCACCAATGTATATGTTCTGTCTTTGCTGTGCCATTATTGCACCGTGTAGATAAATTCTTCAGGATTCTTATACGCATCCTGTGCAATAGCATCACTAAGATATTTGTCAGCAATGATAAAATAATCTTGTGTAGAAGTACCACCTGTCTCACCACGTTCTCTAGCAAGTAAAGCTACAGCTTGATGTATAATAGGCATTGCTGGTAGTACTGTAGTAGAAGCATCAGAAGTTAAATCAGGTTCTCTTGAGCACACATCAAAGCGTAATGAGAATACACCACTAGGCTTAGGAAATACTCTTACTTTAGTATCGTCATTATCATCTACACCACTAAACGTATAGGAGTCAGGAGTGCCTGTAACCTCACCTGAGATGTAATAAGCATTGCTAAACCAATTAGGTGTTTCATAGTGCATAAAGAAGTTTGAGGTATCATTGATGGCACTGTAGAGCTTAACACGTTCTCCTGCTCCTGTCAAGCTATATTCTGTAATATTTTCTACTGTAGGTACAACTACAGTCTTGCGTAAGGTAGACCAATCATGTGAGTCCTGAACTAAGGTCTTTGCATCATTGATGTAGTCGCCTACCATCTTAGAATAAGTAGTCTGAGTAACCTCAGATACTTCGTCTTCTCTGAGCCTCCTGAGTACATTATTCATTAAACTTAGGTACGTTGTAGCCATTAAACTAATCCTCTAAATAAACCTTGTGGTGCTTGGTAACCCTGTAGAGGTAACACACGTTTTTGTAACTCTGGTGCTTCATATCGTTTAACGTAGTCGCTAAATACTAAGTCAGTTACTGATGGCTTACCTCCTGCTGCTGCACCCCCTAACATACCAGCGCCTAAGCCACCACCAGCACCTGCGCCAGAGCCGTCCCCAGTACCATCCCCAGTCCCGCTGCCAGAGCCACTGTCGCCAGTAATATCATTACCTGTACCTGTACCATAAGAATTTGCTAAAGCTCCTATCCATAATAAAGCTTGTTCTTCTTCATTATCACCTTCATAATCTGAAGGTTTAGGCCCAGTAGCCATTCTTTCATACTCAGTAGGGCCACTAGACATCCATTTTTCTAATTCTAAGCTAAGGCCAGCTTTAACATCAGGATCTTCTTCTTTTGCTATTGCTTCTCTTAATTGTGCTGCAATAATATCCAAGCCTGCTTCTTCTTCACCGCCGCCGCCA